AGATATAAGTGTTTGGGATAGATCACTGACATGGGATGATGTTAAAAAATATCCTTATGTTTGTTGGTACAATAAATAAAATTAAGGCTCTATAGTCTAATGGCTAGGACGCTGGCTTTTCATGCCAGAAATGGTGAGTTCAATTCTCCCTAGGGCTGCGATGCACACAATTACCAATTCAGGAAGCATCACAAGTGGCGTTGAATTGGCGTGAGGAGAACGATAGAAACTCCATTATAGGGGATTACCCAAGCGGTTATGGGGCGATTCTTATAAAGTCGTTGCGGAGTGTTCAACTCACTCATCCCCTACGCATCCCTTGAGATGGGCGGTTCACATACAAATATATAAAATAATATATTTGGTTTCGCAGGTTCAAATCCTGTTAAGGGAGTTAAATTGTAACTGAAATTAAAACTAAAAAAGGAGATTAAAATTATGGCAAAACTTAATTTATCCCCACCTTGGGTGGTGTATTACAGAAAATTATCAGCATTTTTTAAGGAAGATCCAGAAGTAAGAATCACATATGATGATATCGAACAGGAAATTAAATTATATGTTGATAATGCTGAAAAGGCAGTTGCATTAGAAAAACTACTTCCTAGTGAACAGGTTTTTGGAAATGTGACATTATATGTTACAATTGTTCCGGCAAATAAAACAACTTTCGATTCAGTAAAAGCAGCATATTCTACAAATTCAAGTGATATTATTCAAATTTGTTTTAATAATAAAGCGGTAACAGGTATTAAAATTGTGGATGGAATTATGACTAATAGAATGACTTTCGTCATTTTTAGGAAAGAAGTCGTTCAATGGTTTTCAGATGATATTGGTGATTATCACGGTATTTGCTCAACGTTATATCAAGATTTGGCAAAAGAAATATTTGGCAATATTGATGGAGTATTTTTCTGCACTGATAATGAAACGTATGTCGAAAATACATGGCTTTAATAGTAAAGAAGGTGAGGAATAGTGTATGAATGTTTTCATTGTTTAGCCAGAGCAGTGATCTGGGATGCAGATTTTAGTTTTGAAGACTATGGAGAAGAGGGAGAAGGAATTTATCAAATATGTCACTGCACACATTGTGGTGCTGAAATTACTTATAGAATTCCTTTTGATAACGAAGATGAAAATTTAAATAGAAAAGGATAATATTTATGCCTAAAACAAATCTTTTTATTCCACAAAAAATTAAAGTCGGCTTTCAAAGTCGTAGTGACACATACACAGGAAAGCTTGCTTATATAATTTATTATGATGAATCAGGTAAACTTCGTAAAGAGGTTTCATGGAAGAATTGGTGTGATAAAAAAATTCCAAATGAAGAATATACGAATGAACCGACAGAAGGATTCGTATTGAATAAAAAAGTTGGTGGTGATAATTGGGGATGGAATCCAAGACAAACTTATGTTAGAGTTTACGATCCAAGAGGATTTGAATTTGAAATTACAGTTCCTAATTTATTATACATTTTAGAATGCACTAATTCAATTAAAGGTAAGGGACTAGAAGGAGATTTTATCTATGCTTGGGATGGAAAAGATTTAGTTTTGTTGCCAACAAGCGCTCCTGAATACAAGTCTTTAATTGAATTAAATAATAAAAGATTTAATACAAGTTTAGTTATTAGAGGAAAAGATCTTAAAGTAGGACATGTTTATTTAAACAAATATAATACAGAAGTTGTTTATTTAGGCAGGTTTCTTTATTATGATCCTTATTCTATTGACAAACTCCCGGTTAAATGTTACTGGTTTGAAACTTTAAATAAAGAAGATGATATAAATCCGCACTGGTCTTATGATAAATATAAATATATTCGATCTCTTCCAAAAGACTATTTAATTGATGTTTTATCAGACACTCCCGTGGAAGATTATTCAAATAGATGGGAAAAATTACAGACTCAAAGAGAAATATCTCCTATTGATAGATCAAAAACAAAATTTGTCCCTTATAAAACTTTTGAACATTTCAAGAGATATATAGATGGAATGAATTGGACATGGGGAAAAATTTTTATTGCGATAATAAATGATAAAATACAAATATTCAAAATTAATGGAAAGGAAGATAATTATACATTGTCGGCACAAGACTATAATGAAAATATACTATATTATAGTTATAGCGAATGGTGTAGAGCGAAACTATTTGTTTCTACTTATAGTTTGCAAGCTATATATGATATGTATCATCCCTGTTATAAAGAAATTTACCTAGCTAATGGAAGATTATATGAAAGGAAATATTATGCAGAATAACGATGATAGAATAATTGAATTAAAAAAGTTGATTGAAGAAAAAGAAAAAGAGATCGTACCTGCATCTTTAGCATCAAAGACTACTTTAATACTTGATTTTAATGGGCAGAAATATAATTTGAATGTTATGACTCTTTCAGAATTACAAGTTCTTTTTTGTCAACTTCAAGCTTTGCAGACCGCAAATGAAAAATTAAGTAGTTTTTATACCGAACCTTTATCAATTGGCGGTTTTTGTGTTGCAGACTGGCTTGATGATATAGTATCTAAAATGAATTATTTAATGACAAAAAATAAAAAGAAAGAGTTAGAAGCTATGAAGAAACAATTAGATAAACTATTAAGTGATGGAAAGAAAACAGAATTGCTACTTGATGAAATTATGGAAAAGTTAAAATAATAATAGTATTTTTGTTTATTGACAAACGAAAATTAAATATGTATAATATAGACAGACATTAAAAAATAACTATTTTCTAATGTACTCTATAGAAAGGAAATGGGCAATATGGAATTGATTCAGTGCAACAACTGCGATCATTCCTATTCATTACAAGATAAGGGGGTAAACACATGGTGGGACGATAGCGGTTCATGTAGCGTAAAATTATGCATGTGCCCAAAATGTAAACAAATTGATATAATTAAATATGAAACTTATTGGACAGAAGATATTAACAATGATGAAAGATTATTTTATTAAAGGAGATGATATTATGCCATGTAACGAAAAACCTATGGAAATTTCAGGAATGTATATTATGAGTATGGATACGGGGAAAACGGTCGCTGATTGGTCTAATTGTATTGGATCACTTATTTGTCAGCCAGTTTTTCATACAATTCACAAAGTGCCAGAAATTATTGATGTAAAAACTATTAATAATAAAGTTGTAATCGTAACATTTATCGATGGTACTCAGACAAAGGCAGTCTGTGATAAAGATGATACATTTAATCTGGAAGTCGGTATCGGAATTTGCATTACCAAACGTCTTATGAGTAACGATGAACAGACAGGTAATTCGATGTTTAACAAAACAATTAAGAACGCTCTTAAAGTAATGAAGCGGAATGAACAACTTGAACAGACTCGTAAAGAGATTGCAGAAGAAGAGAAGCGAGTGGAAGAGAAGATTAAGCGTAAGAAAGAAAAGCGTGCAGAGAAGCGCAGACAGAAAAAGATTCAGATGATGGCTGATGCAATCCTGCTGGCTGATAAAATGAAAACAGAAAATTAAACAAAGGACAAAGGAGAATTGAATTATGGAAACAAAAACAAATCTGAGACAGGCGAACACAAAGGCAACAGCAGTAGGACTTTTAACAGACAAAAAAATGGAAATTAAGACAGACCCTAAGACAGGCGAAAAGCATATTGAGGGTACTGTTACTGTAAAAACCAGTGATAAAAATTTTATTACATTTACAGTTTATTCAAAAGAGAAGAAAAATGATAAAACAGATAATAAGACATATGCAGGACTTATTACCGTGATGAATGAGTTTCGGTCTGTGGCTGAAGTAGGAGACGAAAATGCGGATTATATTCGTGTTAATGGTCAGTTGAATCCTTATAGGGGACAGAACGGTAATGAGATTATAGGTTATCGTGGAAGCTTTTTTAATAGAATTCGTAATGTAGAGAATTTGGAAACAGATGCTTCATTTGAAGTTGAAATGTTTATTCAGAGCATTGTCCCTGAAATGGGTAAGGATGCAGATGGTGAAATGAGTGAAACAGGCAGACTTAAAATTACTGGTTGGGTGCCGACATATAATGGAATTGAACCTGTTGATCTGATTGTCCCTGAAGATTTGGCTGATGCTTGTGAAAATACCTATGAACCCGGACAGACTGTAGAGTTCTATGGCGATATTATTAACAACAGTATTGAAGAGATTATTGAAAAGCCTGTGGCATTTGGTAAACCCAAAAAGGAAGTTCGCAGAACATATATTAATGAGCTGATTGTTACTGGTGGTTCTGAACCTTACGAAGATGAAGAAGGTGAACGAGTTCCTTATGATAAGGATACGATTAATGGAGCAATTGCTGAAAGAAATACTGCAATTGAGGAAGCTAAGAATAAGGCTAAGAGTGGTAATACTGGTGGTATTAGTAGGGGCGCTACGCCTAGTGGAAAAGCACATGGACGCACACTGAAACTGGATATGTAAAATAAAATTAAATATAATAATAAAACAATTTTAGTTTTGTCCCCGATAATACATATTATTGGGGACAAACAATGATAAAGAATAAGGAGAAATAATTTATGGCTGTAACGGTAGATATTTTTAATCCACAAAAAACCGTAATTGCAAAAGGACTTGCGGGAAAATCTGCTCTTATTTTCGGATCAAACTCAACGGGAAAAACGGCACAGGCGGTTCGCATGCCAAAACCTTTTGTTATTGCAACTGAAAGTGGTCTTAACGCAACAAGTGGAGTAAGTTATATTCGTGTAAATACATGGGCTGATTTAAAGAAAATTGTGAAACAGCTTACATCAAAAGCTACTAAAGATAAGGCTCGTGAACTTTACGATACAATTATTATTGACGAACTTTATGCGGCGGCTTTGCTTTGTCAGGAATATATTCAAACAGTTATTGGTAAAGGCGCTCTTACGCTTGGAGATATTATTGATGGTGGAAAAATCAATCTTTATCAGGCGTATGAGAAGGAATTTTTTAAGACTGTAAATACACTTCTTTCTTGTGATTATACGGTAATTTTTATTGGGCATGCACAGGAAAAAGATGGAAAAATGTATCCCAAGGGTGATAAAAGATCAGTTGACCCTGTTCGAGATTTTGTCGATTATGTAATTTATGTAGAAAGTAATGGTGTGGATGAGGATGGTAAAGTAATTCCTTCTTCTGCATATCTTGCTGAAACTGATAGATATTTTGCTCGTTCAAGATTTGATACTACTCCTACATATCTTCCTGTATGGTCTGCTGAAGCATTTGAAGAAGCAGTTAATATCGGTATTGAGGGCATGGAAAAGAAGACTGGCGTTAAAGCTGTAACGTATCAGGAACAGAAAGAGCAGAATACTACTGAGACATATGATTACGATGAAACAATGGATGCTCTTCAGGAAGTTGGGCAGAGATTCGCATCAGCGGGTAAGATGGAAGAACTTACAGAAATTGTTGAACAGACGCTTGGTCGTGGCGGTAAAGTTTCAGAATGTTCTAAATCTCAGATTCAGGCTATGGTGATTATTCTTGATGATCTCCGTGAACGTGCTGATGAGTTGGGGATTTAAAGGAATGTAACAATAAACAATTAATATATAGTCTCTCAAATGAATAATAACTGTTCATTTGAGAGACATTTTTAACAGGTATAATAATGAACATTAACATAAACAACATGCAGTGGGGATTTAATGGACAATCTTCATCTCAGGATGTATTTTAAGAAATGCGTCAAATCTGCGCTTTACATCCAGAATGTAAAGATTGCTCATATATTGGACAACCAGTTCAAATGAAAGATGCTGTACAAATTTGTGAGATTGGAATTAACAAGGAGAAAAAACAATGAGTCATTTTGCAGTTTTAGTTTTACATGAAGAAGATCAGTCGATTGAAAAATTACTCGCACCTTATGATGAGAATCTGGAAGTAGAACCTTATATTAAACAAACTAAAGAAGAGGCTATTAAAGAATTAG